CTCAAAAGGTTAAAATTACTATCTGCTAACAGCGTATAAAGTAAATGCTCGTTCCTCGCACTTCCCTTATACGCAAACCGTTAGGCGATATTTAAAGTCTTCCATATTTCAACTCTATCTACATCAAAGTTTAACTTAAAGATTTCTAATGCTGCCTTTACTTCTTCTGTTGATGGTATTTTTGACCCACTCTTTTCAGCGTTTAATTTCACTCTACTTATGAAATTATCTTCCGTTATAACACTTCCTTTTTGTATCATTGGGGTATCTACTGTCCATCGTGTCAAACTTTCTCTAACATAATCAACTGTATTGTCATTATTAACTCGACAAATACATCCATACATCTTCATTGACATTCCATTAAACTCAACGAAGTTCCCTACTTGTAAAACATCGCCTAACACTGCTTTGGCAATATTGGGGCTGACGTTCTTAATTTCAGCTTTTGTGCTTTCTACTTTCATTTGTTGTTATTTGAGCTTTTGTACTTTCTAATCCCCAACATCGCCAATGCGTAACCGTTAGCAGCCATTTAAGACCGCATTTACCAACTCTTGATGTGTTTCAAAACAATCTTCGTCTTTTACCCAAAACTTGCAACCCATTTCACCACTTGTATGGTAAACTTCCAATTCAATATCGGTGTGTTCGTATAGGTAATGTTTATGACCTCTAATAGCCTCTACTTTGCCATTCATAATGTATCGCCCATTTAAGAACCACACCTCTTGTCCGAAATTAAAACGGCTGATAACAGCAGCTATGCCTAATTGCGGAGTTCCGTTGTAATCTGATACTTTTTCCATTTTATTATGTTTTGTTGTTAATTAAAAATTTCGTTCTTTAAGTCCGCAACTAAGCATAGCTGCATCACGTTATGCGAAAGTTTAATCCCAACATCCCCAATCTCCGTGCAAATCTTCAAAGTCGGGCGACATTGTATCGTGCAAAGCCATTGTCAAAATATCATCAGGAACTTTGACAACATCGTTTTCTGAAAGCCAAATAATATATGAAGGGCTTTCGTCTAAAATTTCAACTAATGTTTTACCCCTATACTTACCAAAAGGCATTATAAAATCAAAACCTTCGCATAACACGGGTTTTGTGCCATTGGCGGTTTCGTTTTTCAATTCATCATTTGTACTCATATCAAGTTTTGTTTTTCAATTTAACATTTGTGGTTTAAATCACCAACGGACACAAAGCCCGATAACGTTATAAAACATTAAAACGATTTTATAACATCAAATATAAGAAATGGGGCGGGCTGCAAATGAACTTGGATACCACCCAAGAGCGTTACTTGTTCGTCAACTTTTACGGATTGCGTGTGACATTCCCCACTTCTCATATTTGCATTGCGTTAGCAAACATAAAAATTAGTTACTCGCTTATCACGAGCATTTTCCACTAATACATTACATTTACTTTCAGCATCTTCACTACTTTTTGCAAGTAAGTTATGCTTCAATACTACATTTCCATTTTTGTCTTTTAATTCTACTTTATACGTTTTCATAATTTTACGATTTTATAACTACACAACCTTGTACCATATTTATAATTAAATATAATAAGTAATTTTTGGGTAGACAAACCTACTTTAATTAAAAGTGAAAAACTTATTAATATTATTATTGAATACAACCACACCCCAACCTAAATCCTCATACAAGTTTTCTAGTTTATTTTTTATAACTGAATCAAACATTTGACTTTTGTCAATATACTTTTCTACAAACTCTAGAATATCAGGTGAGTCATTGTAACCATTTATACCTAACACCTCAATATGGTATGGATTCTCTTTTAAATAAGCTAAATACATTTTGTCTCCTATTTGAAACATGTCATATTTTTTTGTTTGTTTTTTAAACCGGATTAGATCATTTGTGTATATTGCTCCTTTAGTATTAGTGGGACATTTTAAAGCTAGCTTAGAAAATATTTCACCTGCTGATGGTTTTTGAGCTATATATTCATCTAGTTTCTTCAATCCAGTAGGTTTAAGTAATTTTCTCCAAGACATTGTATCAAGTGATTTTCTAAAATCAAGTATGTACTTGTCAATTTCTGACTTAGGGATGTCAAATAATATTTTCTTGATTAATTCCTCACCAAACTCTCTAAATAGTGGAGGAAAATTAGATTTCATAATATCTAGACCCTTCATATCCAGAGCATCTTTATGGTCTGGAGGGATAGGAACACCTTCTTTATTTACAATCCACATAGCATATCTACGTTTACCTGACCAATATGCTTTCTTTACAATTACCTCTTGTTTTAGTTCAAAGTAGTGTTTACGCTGAATATTGAATACTTTTTTAGATATACTATCTAGATTTTGGTTGGTGTCAATGATGAGTTCTTGAGATAGTTCAATTAGTTTACTAATTTTTCCTTCTTCATCTGTAATATCAGGATATTTTAAATTGAGCAGGTCTTTTAATTCAATATATGCACTGTCCGTATCACTTGCCACTACAAATTCTTTTCTACCATTATTTATGAGATTTTCTAATCTAGTATTAATAAAATCAATACTAGCCTTAACTAATCGTTGACCTGAGTTGGTAATAGATGCAGAGCATATCTTGTATCCATCTGTATATCTCCAACCATTAATTGCGTAAGTGCCATATAACGCGTTCTGCAAGATCTTAAATGCAAGTTGGTATAGATCATATAACTTATAATTTTCCCAATCCTCTTTCTTACCTGCTTTCTTCTTAAGTTCACGGTAGTGTTCTCTTTGTTTGAACCAGTCTTCCAGCACCTCACATGAGATACTTTTAATATCATTCCTATAAAACGCTCCACTGGCTGAAATAGACCAATTATTTTCTTCTATAATCTCAATCAGATCCTTAACTTTAATCTTACCTTTCTTTAAGTTGTATATCTTATTATCTAGTTTTTCAATATCTAAGATAGTATCAGGTTCAAGTTGTTTAAGTTGTTCTAATGAGTTGTACTGCTCATAATTGTTTTTAGTAACTACTCTCCCCATTAATGTCTCAATACCTAAGTTAAGAGACTTAATAATGCTTGGATATAGGCTAGTAAAGTCAGCATCACTAACATATGAGTATAAGCCTGGAGTTGGTTCTAAGAGGTAACCACCAGCATATGAGTCTTTTTTTCTTATTGTTTTTAAGCTACGTTCTTTTAGAATGTTAGATTTAGTTCTTATTTGGCATTTACCAGTCCTGTCATCCATGTAAGTAATTGTACCTTCAATAGTTGGTGTACCTCGTTGATGTTGTATTTCATCACCTATATTAAGTTCTTTAATAGACTTATTAGTAGTAGTGGGTTTATTAGGTGATACTACTCCTTTACGTTTAAGGTAAGTTAATATAGCACCCTCGTTTAATACAGTATTATAATAAATTGACTCATATGGTACATGACATAAATGACATATCAGGACAGTTAATTTAATAAACTGTAATTTGTTCTCTAACGCCTCAATAATCTCAACATCACGTAAGTTATACTCAATGAACTTGTCTGGGTCATCTCTAAATAATTTATCTAGTGAGCCATTATATTCTATCTTACCTAAATTAGCATATTTAGTTCCTATCTCACCTAATTTATAAGATGGTTCTTCTTTCATGATGTACTTCTTAACTAACATCATGTAATCCAAACTATTAACACCACCTAAAGTAATTGGTGATTCTGGTGAGTATGGATTATCATTTATCTTCTTGATTGGGGATAAATATAAGACAATATCTTCACCTAATATTTTTTTAATTCGAAAATATAAATAAGGTATGTCAAAGAAATCACTATTATATCCTACTACAACTGTTGGGTCTAAATTAATCCATAAATCCAGGAATTTACTGAGTAGTTCTTGTTCTGTAGAACATGGTATAATTTCCTTGTTATCCTTGTTTACGTGTTTTATAGCTTGTTTATCATCTAATATTAGACAGTATTTCTTATTTGTATTAACATCAATTAAAGCTATAGAAGTAATTTTAGCGTTAGCATCCCTAATAGACTGAGCTGTAAGTGTACCTAATATCTCCATTTCAATATCAAGATAAAGTATATTATGATATACAGGAGTTGAGTCATCTTGGTAATACAAGTCTCTTAGTACTGCTAATTCTTTTTGAATATCTTTTTCTAATATTGTTGGGTCATTCCAATCAAATTTACCTCTAATAGGTGAACAGCAGTCACCAAACAATGTTTTATGCTCACCATCAGGATCTAGTTTATAGACAGCAGGATAATATTTAAAGGACGACCATCCTTTGACATCGTCCCTTAAATAGCATGTTCCTTTATCCTCACCCTTATAAGAGTAGTAAATACTTTGATACATAACCTTTGTTTGTTTTTATTTTCCACTTGAACCAAATCCACCATCACCACGAAGTTGATTTTGTTTTAATTCTTCAAATTCAGTATCATTTAATTCAATTATCTCGTATTTAGGTTTTTTAATAACAGCGATTTGTGCATAACGTTCACCTTCTTCAATTGTAACATCAAATTTACCTACATTGTAAATCTTAATACCTAAATCACCTGTATAACCAGCATCTACGGTACCGTAGTGAGGGATTAAAGTATACTTAAATCCTTTACTAGAACGTAATTGAATTTGCATCCAGTAATTTTGATTATCTGGAATAGTTAGGTTTAGTCCATTTGGTACTACTGCCCAACTGTTGGCTGGTATTACTGTTGTTTTTGTACATGTAATGTCAAAGCATGCTGAAGTATTTCCATATGATACTTCAGGTATAACTGCTTTAGGATCTGTCTTGTGTGCGTAAATTGTAACCATGTGTTTTATTTTTAAAGTTCTTCTAATATTCCTAATATTTCAGCTCCTACTAACATTCCCCCAGCAGCGTTTAAATACCATAAGTCTCCATACATTAAAGCTAATCCTGCTCCTATTCGTATTACTGATTTAAGGATACTAATTCTAAAATGCCAGTTTGTTTTACTTTCTTTTTCTTGCATTTTATTTCAATTTAGTACCATTGACTTCAATGGCGTGTAAAAATTCTTCACGAATTAAATTATCTTTTTCTATAAATACCCCTGAAAATTTATTAGTGGTCATTACAGACGGATGTTTGATTCCTCGATGACTGCAACAAGTATGCTTACAAGCAATACTTACTGCTACTGATGGGCAGGACATCTTAGTTGAAATGTAATCATGAATTTGTTGAGTTAATGATTCTTGCATTTGTGGACGACGAGAAAACCACTCTACAATACGATTAAGCTTACTTAAACCAATTACATTTTCACCAGGTACGTAAGCTACAGTAGCATATCCTGTAAATGCTAAGTTGTGGTGAGCGCACATACTAACAATAGGGATACCTGATTGGATAACTAGTCCTTTATATCCTTCATCATTTGGAAATACTGTAATGTTAGGTTCATCTGTGATTGAACCTACGATTAGATCCTTAAGCCAAGCTTTAGCGACCCGCATAGGAGTATCAACTGTTTGTCTGTCTGCTTCATAATCAAAACCTACTGACTGTAAAAACTTACCATAAAAGTAAGCAGCATTATCAATCATCTCATTTACTTCTTGTTCCGTACGGGGTAAATTCCCGTTTGATTTTTTTAATAATTCCATATTTTTATAACTTATATTTTTATAATGTAATATCCTTCATTTACATAGACAAACTTTATTGTAATAATTTTTTTATTTGTCTAGCGCCTGAGTATTCTTTATATCCTGTCTCTGAGATAATAACCAGAGATGGCAGATAGTCTACATCAAATATTTCTTCTAATTCTTTTATACCTTCATTATCAGTATCTAGACTATAGAACTTATACTCAGGTTTAAAACGTTTAATTTGTTCTACAATAGGAGATATCTCAGTACATGCCGGGCACCAAGATGCGTTAAAAAACAGTATAGACTTTTCTCTACGTTTAAGAATCTCTTTAAGTAATTGTTTATTCATATTAATAAATATGTCTAAACTTTTTTAACTTCGTATTCTTTACCTGACGTTGAGTTTTGAGCTAAAACATTAGCAATATGTTCGGCTTGTTCTTTGTCTTTAAATTCCCATACTTCATCATTTGTATCTAACATGATAACAGGAAGATTACATTCATTAATTTTGATATGTTTTATAATAACGTACGGCATGTTAAAAGATTAATGAAGTAATAGTTTTAATTATTATATCTTCTGCTTTATATTCAACTAAGTCTTCATCTCGAGCTACCTCAAAATCTACTGAGGTGCCTGCTTTAGTTTGTACCCACATTTCTTTTAGAAACTCAGTATCGGTTATTTGATTCTCTTCATTGCGTGTTACTTTAAACACTGCCACTTTTGTTTGTTGTACTTTACTCATGTTATTTGAATTTAATATTAATGTTGTTTTATCTGTAGTGGTAGACCAATTTGGCCGATTATATGGACTTATAATTGGATGATAATATGGGTTTAAGGTTGTACTATCTACATATGGGTTTAAGGTTGTACTATCTACATAAGTTGTTATCATAATTTATAATTTATTTTTATACGTTTAATGTTTTATCCCACGCGCTAATATGTAAGCGTGTAAGACCTCTTATTTTATACTTTTTAGCCATTTCTAACACAAATTGAGTACGTTCATGGAAATCTGTTTGACTATCTAAACCTGGCATACAGCACACATTTTTAAGTGGTATATTAAATGGAATTACAAAATCACGAAATAATTCCTGTACATCTTCTTCATTTGAAATAACGAACTTAAATTGATAGTTATGGTGTTCCATAATACGTTTAATGGCTACAGGAATAATACGTTGTTTCTCAGTCATACCTGAGTTGGATAACTTTGGTGAGCAGTTAATTTGATCTAATTGATAAAACAAATCATCTTCAATATAAATAGTACCATTAGTTTCTATTTCATTAAATGGTGTTTTACCATATGTTCCTGGTCTTATTGGATCTACTTGATCCCAGTATTTGAAGAAATTGCTAATAGCTTCTTGATGTCCTTTAATTGTAGGTTCTCCCCCAGTCCAAATAATATGGATAGTACCATTTCTAATCTGTTCATAGATACCCTGTTCTTTCCATTGGTCAATTAGATATTGGAAATCTTTCTCTTCACCTCTCCATAACCATTGTGATGTACTATCACAAGTCCATGTTGCTTTACCTTCTAATTCTAAATCGCCTTTGAATATTTCGCCATCCTCTAATGATTTTTCTTTAGCTAATTGATTAGCAAACTTACGAGACATACCACAAGTAAGATTACAAATACCTAAACGTACAAAATAGGATGGTACACCTGTACTAATTCCTTCCCCCTGGACTGAAAAAAAGTCTGAAGAGATTAAAAGACGATCTGGTCTAATTTTTGACATAACTTTATTTTTTTATTTTAGTTCCTCTTTTTCGAAGAGTAATATTGTTTATTTTTAATATTTTATTAATAGTATGGTTACTTGTATTAAATTGTTCACCTATTTCCAATGTTGTATAACCTTTCTCATATAAAGATATAATCTCAGTTTTGGTATCCCAAACTTCAGGTCTATCTTTTTTCATTGGTTTTTCAACATTATCCTTTCTATCTCTAAGTTTAATATTATTTTCTAAGATACGTTTAGTTATAAATGACGTACTTTTTTTAAAATATTTAGCTATTCTATTCACACTCCATTTATCATCTGTGTATAATTTAATTAATTCAGTTAAACATGTTTTATCAAATTCTAAATCACGAGCACCGGATGTTGTATTCTGATATCTAATTTGTTGTGATTCGGAAGCTGTTCTTAAAATATCATTACATATTATTTTAATAGTACCTCTATCACATTTATATCTTTCAGCTAATATTGTTCTAGTTATTCCTTGTTTATATTGTTCTCTAATTTCATTATAATAATCATACCATAAATCCTTTCTAAAAGCATGTATATTACCTTTTAATCCTGAGTTGCTATGGATGTTGTATGTATTAGGATCATTACAGAACTCTTCAGTTAAATACTCTTTTTCCTTATGTTCAGCTTCTTCACGTGTATTGAAACGATGTAGTATTTCTTTTTTGAAATTTTTAATACCTTCTATTTCAATAACCTTTTGAATACATGTTCCACTACCCATATATCCATCATTGTCAGGATCAGGATACGTTCTTACTCCTATATAGATCTTATTGTTTTTTAAATTAGTAATCTTATAAACGTAGTGTATACTGCTCATATCTGTCATTTATAATAAATATTAACAGATTATGATTTCTACTCGATTAATTCAATAGAAATAATAGTTTGTCTGTTTCTATTTTACTCATATTAATGTATTAAAGTTGAAATATAAATTCCTAAATATGAACCAGCTACACTACCTAATACATAGCCTGCCCACTGGTGGGCTGTATCCGTACTATTAGCAATTTTTCTGATCACAAAGAAATTAAGTGATGCTATAGTGAAATCACTAATTGCGGCTACATGATATTGTGCTTGAGCTACAGCTCTGAAATTAATACAAAGGATACCATATAATACTATTTGTATTAGGAATAAGATTCCAGCTTCTTTAAATTTATTGTTCATTTTTTAGTGATTCTAAGTGTTGATGTAATGATTTTAAGTCATAGCATATGCGATTTTTATCATCATCCCATGCTTCTAACCCTCCGTTTCCATAATCATTTTCATAACAATACCATATAAACCAGTTATAACCTTCTTCACCATATATTTCCTTCATTAGGAGACCAATTATATAATGGTATGGGTCTATAAAGTTTGTTAAGTCAACATTGTTTTGGGAGAATATATTTACTGATTCATCTTGACATTGCAGTTTAGCTACAATATTTTGTAATATACCGTATTCCATATTATTGATGTTTTTTTGTTTTAAACTTGAATGCCTTGATTGCTTTCTTAGACTTGGTATGCTCACCTTTCTTTTCAGCCTCAACTGCATCCTCTGCCTTAACAGCATTACGTACGTTTTTCTTCCAGTCGATTTTTGAAGCATATTTAGCTCTACCCATTCTAACTTCATGTTCAGCTGCTTCATTATTTACTCTAAGATATTGATTGTCTTTTAATATTGTTTTCATATATTTTAATTTTTATTTTATAACGTTATTATAATCTTCCCACTTAACGTTATCTTGATCATCTACAAATCCTAATAACACTTCATTATTTTCTCCTTTAGCAATTGCTATAAATCCAAAGCCTTCACATATCATAGAGACATAATGGTTAGGTTTTAATAATTCCGCTTGTTCTAAAATATCAAAGTCACTAATCATACTAGGATCATTGATTTCACACCATTGTTTTGAAAAATCTGCCATATATTTTAATTTTTGTTTCTTCATAAATTGCACTATTTCTTTCATGTTCATAAACTTCTACTTTCACTACTCTAACTCTACCTTCGGTTTCTATTTTTAGAAAATTATTAATTTTATTATATAGAAACTCTGCGAATCTTTCACATCCTGTTGCTGGGAGTATTCTTAGTTGAATAATTCCATCTCTATCCATTTGTTTAAATTGTTCTAAATATGGGTCATCTTCAGCTACAATTGTAGTATGATCTAAAAGGTAAGTAAAATAATCTTTAGGAGATCTATAATCAATATTATGCTTAGCACGTTTCATGCCTCCAAAGTCAAATACCCAATTTCTTTCATCTAATTCACCTTCAAACCATACTCTAAATGATACAGCATAGCCGTGAAGATATTTACAATGAGTACCTTCTGCTCTCCATTGACGAAAACATGTTGAATACCCATCAAATAATTTTGTTGATGTAAATTTTTTCATACTACCCATTCACCCATTTTAAAACATCATTATAAGACATTACACCAGTATATCGTTTTACAGGTTGATCATTTTCAACCAAAATAATAGTTGGAATGCTTGTCACACCATATTTTCCAGGAGCATCAGGCTCGTAATCAATGTTTACTTTTTTCACTGGAATAGTTTTACTTACTTGATCCATTGTAGGACCAAACGCTGTACATCCAGTACACCATGGGGCTGAGAAATACCAAATTGTTTTCATATATATAATTTTTAATAAAAATCTTGTGTTTTAATTAATTCTGCTTTAGAATTAAACATTCTAAGAAATACTGTATTAGAGTATTCTAATGGCTTCGCGTCATACCAGTTCATAGTCCATTGAAACTCACCTCCATCCTTCATACCTGAATATACTTCATTTTGCTGGTTCATAACAATATATTCTTGTTCTTTAAGTTCTTTTTTCTTTTTCTGACGCATATATTAAATATAATATCTTATATATGGGAGGCCAAATATTCTTAAATAGAAATTTCTAAATAATGAAATTCTGAATTATATTTGGGATATTAATTATAAATATTAATTGATATCTAAAAAAATCTAAAAATTAGGATTTTCTTTTTTAAACTCCTCTTCTATTTGTAAAGCATATTTTTTAACAAACTCCCAAGGAACAAGAGTACCATTATCTTCAGCATACTGTGTTGGATCTTCTAACCCTAATTTTGTAAAACTAATAATTCTTTCAATACTAGCACCAGATTTGTAATCAGAATACCAACTTCCTGATTCTCCACTTAATTTTTTTACAGAAACCCATATTGGGGCATAACTAGTATTAGTTCTATAATATATTTCTTTATAATCTAAGCCTAATTTTTCACAACATTCTATTCCGTCCTTTAACACTCCTGTTTTATCAGTTATATTATACGGGGCATAATAATCTACTTTATCAGAATCCCAATTTCCTATTTTAAAAGCATGTTCAATAGCTTGCTTAAATTCTTCAGAACAATCTGGGTATATTCCGCTTTGTTTTTTATTATCAAAATCTCCCATATGTGTTCCTAAAGCTATTCTACATGATTCTCCTGTCTTTTTTACTATAGATAAAGCAACAGCATATATAATTGATGAAAAAATAGCATTACGATTAGGAACTACAGTTGTAAGAGCATTTTCATGAGCATAATGTCCCTTTTTCATTTCCATAGAATCATTATCCATTAATCCACTTACTAATAATTGAGATAAACCATCTAATTTAATAATTTGATGTTTAATAAAACAATATTCCCAATCAGTTCCTCTTGGAACTAAAGTATAATTTAAATATTCTACTAATTCTTTAGCACGTTCTAATTCTACTTTATGCTTTTGCCCATAATCAAAACTTAAACAAGTTACTTGATGTCCTGTTGCTAGTAAATGTAATAATAATGTGCTTGAATCCATTCCCCCACTGAGTGAAAGGACAGCTTGTTTTGTTTTATTTTCCATAATTTTAATATAATAAGTATTTTTTAATCTCCCAAATAAACTTTATCTTTTCCTCCAGCATGCTGGCAGTACCATTGCTTCTTATTCATATCATACCATCTGTAAGGTAGTGTTGGATTATCAGTCCAACCATGAGCTCCATAATAATTAGCATCTTTACGTAATAAATTAGCTCGATGTGAACGATGAAATTCTTCATCACCAAACCAAACAGGCATTACTATTTCTTTAGTAATAACTTCTTTTTGCATAGTATTATTTTTACCGCGCGCTACCCAAACATCTATAGAGTCGTTTAAATATTGTTTTAAAGCGGGTAAATTATCTCTAAACATCTGACTTATAGGATGGTTAACTCTACCTTTAGAATACTGTTTACCAGTTTTAGTTAGTCTTCCTTCTAAACCCGCTATAAGTTGGTAAGTTTCTACTCGTTGTTTTCCTAAACGTTTATTGTCTAGAGATTCGAGTGATTTCTTAAAATCAGGATATGGTAAAAATACTTGCATTAAAAACGTTTTGCAATATTTAATATAACATCTTCTTCTTCCCTAGACAAAGACAACCAATTATTTTTTATTTTATTTAAAGCATCCATAAACATGCTTTCATTCATGGATCTATCTAAATATCCTTCTTCTTTAAGATATTCTAATAATTCTTCAATTTCTTCTTCATCGCAAGCATCAACAAACTCCCAAACTTTAATATCTACGTCTTCTGGTGTAAATTCTGGCATAACTTTTTGTTTTAAAATAGTAAATCGTCTTTTATTTTATTAGGTTTATTAAAAAATTCATCTAATATATATTTAGGATATAATAATACTTCTCCTGTATATTTAATATTAGATATTCTACGAGCTTTAATAAGATTTGATCTTTTAGTTTGTTGAACAAAATTATATACTTGTTTACCTAATTCTGATCCTGCTGCTTTTCCTAAATAATCATATAATGACATCATTTTTTCTGGCATGACTTTTGTTTTAAGTTATTAATTAATCTAAATAAATTTATATTATTGTAATATAATTCCATATCAATACGTTTAATAGGCGTTCCCTGAGCTTGATTCATATTAACTTTAGGTTTAGAATATAAACCATAGGATTCATATTGTGTTCCTTCAATCGCAGCCATCATTGGATTAGATGTATCTATTGATTCAATACATTCAATTCCTTTATACCACCCAAATTCTTGTGGAATGCACGTACCAAGAAGATGGACTCTGCTTGTAGGTAAAAGTAATTTCATATTATATAATGTTGATATTACTTGTAAACGTCCTAATGCTTTACCTAAATCTTTGTTTGGATGAGGACAAACATCATTATAATATGAAGCACCATATGAGTACGCTATTTTCTTATAACCCAAGTCAAAATAAGTTTGAGTACACTCAATAGCCTCACCAATTGACTTAGCCTGAACTACAGCCACCTTAGTAACACCATCAGGTAAATTCACTGTAGACCATGAACGAGCATTTTGTATTGATTTATTTTTGTCCTCCCAAACATCCGGCACAATAAATTCATTTGGTTTAAGTTCATTAATCCAATACATCAATCGTTCTGTATTATATGCAGAACCAAGTTCATGTAATGAATTATCCATAATAATATAACGTCCTTGTTTCTTAGCATCATAAAAATAATCTCGATAATACTCACTTTCATCTAATAGATGAGGTAAACAATAGTCACCATCAGTGTAGTCTCGATTAATGTAAAGAAGTTCAAATGGAACTTCATGAAATACTTTAATATCTTGCATCATAACCTATGTTTATTATAAACATAATAAAATTAATTTACTTAGCCAAACTTTTCATATGATAATAAAAATCTTCTAATGTACCATCAAAATTTAGAATATGTTTATCTAACTCATCTTTTGTGAGTCTGAACATGGATTGAAATGCTTTATACATGTTCTCTAAACGTTCTCTATCATCTTTCTCAAAGTCGTCCATTAGGCGTCTGTAACGTTCACGGTCAATACTTGTTTTCTCCTTTTGGACTGAGAGCATGTCTTTTTCTATGTCAATTTTCTTTTGAGCCTCGACTATAGCCTTTTGAGCCATCCAATAATAAGGAGAAATATCATAGTCACCGTTGTGTATTTTCTCAACAAGTGAACTATGTTTACCGAGTGGTTTTGTTTTGGGTGTGTAATTCCTCCACCAGAAAAACTTATTATACTTGAGTGGTATGAGTTTATTTAGTTCTTGATCTAGAATTTCTTGTGGGGTGAGATTATAGTATCTTAAGATATTATTATGTTCGTTGTTATGTTTCATCATGTTAAATATAAATGTTTCCTTCTATATGACCTCCATTATCTTCTATCATTTGTTCTATTTGTCCTTTGGTGTATTTTTTGGAGAGTGGAGTATCATTTAAATATAAACTACCTCCAACTTTTAAATTATCAGGGAGTGAGGTGATTGGAGTATTTCCTAAATATAAAGCACCTCCAACTTTTAAATTATCAGGGAGTGAGGTGATTGGAGTATTTCCTAAATATAAATCACCTCCAACTTGTAAGTTATCAGGGAGTGAGGTGATTGGAGTATT